TAATTCTGTACCTTCTGCTTCTTCTTCCTCTACTGCTTTTTCTAATCTTGAACCAATAAAGCTTTGTAAGGCAGGGTTTATTGATTGCAACGCTTCAGCTAATTCTTCTATACCTGTTTTAGGTTGAACACTAGGAGGTGCTACAAAAGTATCTACAGGTCTTGCAGAGGATGTAAAAGCTGTACTTTGAAAACTAGATGTCATTATGCTGTAAGTTGACCATAAGCGGATAAGCCTTGAGTAGCTGTATTAAGGATAATCGATCCTAGTGAAGGGATCTGGTTATAAGCCTGGTTAATATTACTTTGTAGTTGATTACGTCTGTTATCTCTTTGTGCTTCAAGACCACTAATATTTCTTGTATATTGTCTAGTCGCTGATTCTAATGATTGGTTAATAGATTCTCTGGCATTAGCAGCTTGTCTTTCTGCATCAGCTAATAATAAGTTTACAGTTAAACCTGCTTGCTCACTAGCTCTTATAGCTCCTCTTGCCTGTAATCCTTTTATAGTCTTAGCTAATTTGTCTTGTGCTGATGAAGCTCTGGTTTCTTTTAACTCTGCTGCTGTAGCTTCTTGTTGTGCTGTAAAAGACTGTTCTGCTGATCTGTTAGCAATCAAGGCAGATTGATATGTCTGATCTGCTGCTGCCTGGGCTGCTGATCTTTGTGCTAAACCAGTAGCCAAGTTAAGACCCAAAGATCCAAGGAACAACCCCCCTGCCTTTGCACCTAGTCCTAGTACAGGAACACACATTTAAGCTATCCTCAGAAATTCGTAGAATGGTTTACTTTGTTTTCCGTACTTCTCGTGATAATTAATAAAAGTAAAACCCAAAG